AGCGTTTTCGCCTGCTGGCCCAAACCAGCATCTTCCAACAAACTCACGAGAGGTAGCAGGTTCATCGTTTACCCCAATAAGCACAGACGACTTCGTAGTGATCCAATTTTCCAGAAACATCGTGGCGCGGAAATCTTCCGACGATACGAAACTCCATATCGAGATAGAGAATCACATCACCAATGTCCGCGACCGTCGTCTTGGTTAGCAAAAACTTTGAGTCGGTTTGCGCTTCGAGCGCCGAGCCGCGCGACGCCGAGGTGTCAGCACGAACGGAAGACTTTTCCTCGCGAATATCCAGACTGACGACAGAACAGCGCTCTTTATGCTTCGTGCTCGGCATCGACATGCCAAAGACGTCATTTCCGTCGGAGGTCTCGATGACGCAGTTTTGGTTAGGGCGAAACATAAGCTGCCACCGTCGCTGTAGAGTTGGGATGAAAATGCTTGTGGCGAACGTCGACCAACGAGGGGTAGCCGTCGACGCCTGACAGCGAAAACACATGACCGCCATTCGTCTCGATCAGATCCACGCCGGACGCACTTAAACCTTCAATTTGCCCATCTATAAATGACTGATAGGCGAAATCCCTCACCAGCGCACGCATCAACTTGTTCGAATTCCACTTGCGACCGGAGGTGTCCGTTGATTTGAACTCAATGATCGATACGCGCCTTTGAATGAGTTGTCCCATTGCGTCACCGGCGTTTTTCAGAAGATTTGCGAAAGTGCCCACACCTGTAATCGCCAGCTTGACGATTTGATTGATGTTTTCAATCACCGTCGACAGAATCAAAGACAGAACCATCACTTTTCTACCTCTCAGCGTAGCTCTAAGCTCTTCTGACGCATCCTTGCTAAGGTGGCCTTGGTAACTCTCAATCTCCCTTGTGGCGAGCGAATAAAAGGTCTCAGCAAAGCCGAATGCGCTGGATTTGAGTTCGGCAACAGCCCTTGGCGTGACCTCGGTTCCCGGCGCCCGCAATTGCTGGTATCGACCATTCAACGCGAACAGGAAAAGCGCATGTTCGTCTACGAGTCTTTGCGTCAACTCTTCGTAGTCGTCCATCATGAGCCTCTACCGATCGTCTTGGAGAATGAAATAAATTTGCTCAGGTATCTCAGCGCCCGTTTGGAGATGGGCAAATCGAGTGGCTTGCCCTGTCTGTAAGCCTGTCGGGACTCACCCACCACATCGAGCGTGATGCCCTCCTGGCGTTTGATTTCGGCCGGATCGCCACCGAGAATCGCGTCCGCTTCAGCAAGCTGAGCTTTTGCCAGCGCCACACGCAAGCGAACCGACAAGTTCACATATTGAGTTGGCGTCAGAGCCGCCAGATCGCCCGCACCGTCGCTAACGCCATAGCCGATGTTGTTCTGCGCCAGACTGCCCGATAACGAAAAGCTCAACTGACAGATTCGAACCCGCGCATCAACCAGCGCCGCGATTCTTTCCCTGTCGCTTGCAGCATCCCACCCCGGCGTGTTGGGCACGTCCAGAGAAGTCAGCTCTGCTTGAGGCAGCGTTTGAAACGAATTGATACCGACGATCAGCGCCTCTGTTGGCTCCAGCGCATAACTCTTCGTCAGCATGACCGTATTGCCGCCGGCATTCAGGTATAGCTCTGCCGTTCTCACTTCTCGAACAGAGAATGTATCAATCTGATCAGAGTTGATAGATTCTGGAATTTCAGCAATTACATTCACCAGCGCCGGGATGACGACTGTGACTTCGACGTCGCCGTCCACAAAACCATCGACCGCAGCGAGAGCCACAACTTCGGTTCCGTCCTGCGAAATCACACGGTAGCTTACAGACGTGACGCTGATCGGATTACCGCTTCGATCCTCCAGCGGCACAACCAGCGTGACTTGAGTCCCGGCGAGGTAGATGTCCATTACGCCGCCGCTACAGTCAGAATCGAAGCGATCAAGCCGTTAATAGAGTTGCCTTTAATACCAAAGGCGTCAGCGATGGCGCGTAGCCCGGCGATACCCTCTTTGTCGGCAATGTCACCCAGCTCTTGTTCGGTGTATTTGACGCTGGGCGCGGAGATGACAGCGGGAGTTTCCCGTTCAACAACAACATCAACGCCAGCCGGCGTGTGCATGTTATCCAAATAGATCTGACCGACGTTTGCCGGCGAACCATCTTCCCACTCGCATTGCATTACTGCGGCCATTCGAGTCGCGTCCATCGGCAATACATCAGCCGTAGACAAGCCTTCCTCAAAGAAGGTCACGCCCATTTGCGCGGTGTAGTTTTCGAAGCCAGGTTGAGTCAAGCGTAATTTCATTTTCATTCCTCTAAATGCGAAAAAGGCGAGCCGTTTAAAGCTCGCCTTCTATTCTACGTCACCGGTGACTTACCCGGCAAGACTTAGATGTTGGTCACACCAGCCAGACGAGCGATGGAGCGGGTAGACTTCAGGGCCAGACCGGTGTACCACTTCAGACGGATGCGGGTAGCATCTTTGTTCTGAACGGTGCCGATGTTCTCAACCACGATACCGGCGTTGTCGCCGCCGTACAGACCATGCAAGCCGTCCATTTCGTTCATGCGCAGGGCATAAACGGAAGTGGTCAGACCGCCGGTTTGCGAGGTAACCAAACCGCCAACCATTGTCTCGGTGCCGGCCAGGAACTCATTCATGATGATTGGGATACCGTTGTGGGTCAGCATCGGGCGACCGAAGTTCTCCAACTGTTGCATCACGGCATCAGTACCGTAGGTGGCACGCAGGAGAGCGCGGAAAGCACGGATGGTGCCACGACGCATCACCAGCACGTCAGCGCCATTCGGCACGGCGTCACACAGTTCGTCCAGCATGGTCAGGGTCAGAGCGCCACCAGTACCAGCGGAAGCGGAAACGTATTGCGAACCACCAACGGTAGCAGCAAAGGCTTGCGCATCAACGGCCAACTTGGGCAGACCATCGAATTGCTTCGGGTTGGCTGTGGCATTGCCGGTAGCCAGAGTCTTGTGGAACTCGCGAGCAACAGCTTTGGCCTTCTTGGCAATCTGAATCGCCATCTGGTCGTTGGTGTCACCCATTGCGGATTGCAGGAACTTGTCCACGTCAACGTCGCCAGCCAGAATACGCAGCTTGGCAACAATCTCAGTGAAGGTCGCGGCAGATTCATTCACGCCGTCGTTCGGGTCAAGCCAGTCGGCAGAACCCATCGTGGTTTCGCGGTTGTAAACGTAAGCCTTACCATTCACGCCCATGAAAGGCAGAACGGAAAACAGGTCATCACGTTCGATGATTTCGTCAATCACGCCAGAAACAAGCTGATTTGCAGACAGCTTTTCGGCTTCGGTGCGGAGCAAAGGCATTTCGATTCCTCAGTATTTGGAGATAAGTAATTCGGCCTTAGTCACTTAAGTCACCGATGAATAACATCCTACCACACATAGGATGATAAATCAAGTCATCGGTGACTTATTTGTTAGCCGACTTTAATGCTGCCGATACCGGCCGCGATTTTGCTGATACCGTCAGTCGCTTGCGACTTTTGAGTGGGAGCGCCAGAAGTCTTGCGGCTATCGCTGGATGCGCCGGGTTTGATTTTCGACTTCAACAAGTGGTCTTTTTCCGGATCGGCTTCGATGATGTTTTTCATCGCAACTTCGAAGTCAACCGCGTTGCCGTACTGATCGACCAAAGCAGTCCTGGAGGCGGAACCGCGCGGCTTGTCGTAACCCACCACTTTGCCGTCGACCAAGTCGAAGTGATCGCCGTAAATCAGGCGGGCTTTCGAGGGGGTCAGCGTCAACTCCGAAGAGATGAATGCGGATTGACCGAACTTGGTGCCAATGGTCAACTCGTTGATCGAACCATTCGCCTGATTGACTTGGCCGGTCAGCGCATCGATTGTCTCTTTCAGGGTCTTGACTTCTTTGGTGTGTTCGTCGGCCATGCGCTGCTTCAGGCGATCGTAGTCACCCTTTGCCTCAAGCTGCTTTTCTTCGGCCGACTTTTGATCGGCAAGTACCTTCTTGATTGCTTCCGGGTCGATGCCGTCGAACTGCTTCAATTGAGCCTGAAGCTTGGTCAGCTCTTCGCTGGCCTTTTCAAGCTTCGACTTCTTGTCCATGACTTCCTTGAGAAGCTTCGCTTCTTCGTCAGTGGGCTTCTTGGTGCCAGCATCAGCAGCGGCCTTGTCGGCAGCAACCTTGTCGGCAGCAACCTTGGCAGCAGCAGCAGCAGCAGCAGCGGCGGCATCAACTCCACCACCATTCGCACCGTCACCAGCAGCGCCCGTACCATCGCCGGCGGCATCCATGTAACCGCCTCGCACCAACATCATTTTCAAGTATTTGTTCATATCGTTCCTTTTCGGTCTTTCTCTCGACCAACATTAAAAAGTCCGGCTATTCACTTAGCCGGGGGTTGTACTACTCAGTTTCTTTCGTGACCTGTCCCTGCTTTTTGTCCTTGACCGGCTTCTTGCCCTCGCCACCAGCCGGGGTCGGGGTATTGCCGTTCTTGACACTTTGACTGGAGCTTGGATCGCCGCCATTGACTTGCGCGAGCTGCGTTGCCATTTCGATCGGATCGACCGGCCAGTCTTTCAATTCAGATTCCATCTTTTTCCGAAGCTCTTTTGTCAGTTGCGGGAAAAGCTTATCCAGCATGGTCTTCATCTGCTCTTGACGAACGGTGTCGGGCGCATCAATCAGCATCAGGCGAGCGGCAATGTCGAACTCGTCGTAAAGGCCGCGTGTGTCAAAGTTGTCCGGGTACGAAATGAGTCTGTCGGTTTCGTGAGGCACTTCTCCATTCCAAAGCATGACCAGTCTCGACATCTTGTTTTCGATTGCTTCAAGACTGTCTGCCTTTGCGGCCAGCAAGGCATTCACACGCTCAAAGTCGTAAGCCTTTGCAACGCCGCTTGAGTTGTCGATGCCCACCGCGTTGTCCTGCTTGGTGCGCTCGCCGGCCAGACCGACGGTGTGGTAAATCTCGCCAATAATCTTGTTGATAGCGGTAATGATCAGTTCGGCTTGCTTTACGTCTGGCGACAAGTAGAACGGCACGCCGCCACCCTCGCCGTCGTAGAGAAACACACGCTTGGTGCCCATCTCGACCAGCTTGGTGTAGCTGTCTTCGCCAGGAATGACGTTCTGAGCCGGCATCGCAAGCTGAGAGAATGTTTGGTCCTGGATGATCGCGTCGAGGTTGGAGAGATAGTTAGCGACCGCGCGGTCCAAATAAGCGATGTCATCAATCAGCGCTGACGCCGAATATTCTTCGTCGGTAATGATGTTGTCGGCAAGAATCACCGGGACTTCGCCCAACTTGTGTTCGCCTTCGCCAATCAACTTGATGACCTTTTTACGGCCCTCAGTGACCTCTTCGTACAGATACCAATCGTTCTTCGTCCAAAGTCTGAATTGGTTTGACTCGTCGCCGGATGAAGTAAATGGATCTGCATCGTCTCGAACGTCTTCGCGAATCAGCGCCCAATTCAGAGCGCCGTCGTCGTCAAACGAGTAGTCGAGCAACTGCTCCGGGCCAACGATATAAGCGTAGGTGCGAATGTTCTTTTCTTTTTCTTCGGCCTTGGACAAAACCACACCAGCGGGGGCGGCGTTATCTATAACGATCCCAATACGTCCAACCATCGATGTCTTTTTACTGATCTGACGCGCCAGGTCTTTGCCAGACAGACCGCTCTTGGTTGCCTTTTCCCAAAACCGTTTCACGCAATCGGGCGCATCTTCACTTCTGGAGATGTTCTGTTTGAACAGATACTTGTTAATCAGGTCAACCACTTCGCGACTGTGGTTGAACCGATAGGCTCGCGCTACCCGGTCTTTGAATTCGTTATCGCCCTCTTTGATGTAACGAAACACATGCTCGGCAAACCACTCACGGCCACCGGCATAAGTGTTCTGAAGAAACTTCCAATGCCCAGACGAACTTTCGTATTTGGGATGACGGCGACCAATCAGCCTTTTCAGACGAGCTTGTTCGTCCGAAGTCGGTGCGTTGAAGTTTGAGCCATCTGCGTCTTTGTGATCGATGCTCGTTGTATCGCCAGGTTTGGTATTTTTCATCATCATTCCATATTAAGTCATTCGTGACTGATTTGCAAGGCTACAAAGAAACGCCCACAACTTGAATTTTTCTAACTGGATATTCAAGCTCAATGCAGTAACCAGCGGCGTCAGCCGAGTGCTCAACGCCGGCGTCTTTGTCGACGTCACGCGAGCCGCGCTTGTAGATGGTCTGTTCGAAGGCACTGATTACGTGTTTGCAATGCTCATTGATTCGCATACGAACGGTGCCGTCTGCCGACCTGAGCATTCTGTTTACCGCATTGACCCGATCAGCCACGAACGGGTTTTTACGACGATGCTTGATTCGCTTGAAGCCATTCTCTCGAAGAATATCCAAGTCGGTTTCGCCGCGAGCGTGCTGGCGTTGACCGCCGGCGGGGTCAGGATAAACAACAACCCCCTTTTGCTGGCGCCAATAGCGCTTGTCGATTTCCTTGCAAACCTCTTCCGTGTTCGAGCCAAACAAAACGATTTCATCAACAATCCAAATCTCACCATTGACTTGCGGCTGAAATATCACAGCAGACATTGGATCGATGTTGAAGTCCATGCCGACCCAGATCGGCAGCATGGGATTGAATGGGTAGAGTCCAACATGCTCTTGGCGATTGAACGGGTAATAGACGCGACCGCTCATCGTCTCGAACGAAGCCTCAAACTCCTGCTTGAACGACTTTTCATCCATGTCGGCACGCGCGGCTTCGATTTCAGACGCGGGGATGAATGGCGAAGTGATCGTCGGAAACTGCCAGCTTTGCCACTGTAGCGCCACCCTCTTCTCTTCGTCCTGACCCGCTTTGTAAAGCTCGTAAAGGTGGTTGTACGCTTTGGGCGTGTTGTGACTTATGAAGCCATTCGACCAAAAGCTATGCGTGTCCGGAATGGTAAAGTCATAAGTGACTGACTCGCCACCATCGACATGCGCGACCTCGTCCCAGTAATAATGATCCGCTACCAGCTTTTCGATACGGGCGTACTCGCTCGAACCATTCGCGTCTTTCGTCTCTTCCAGAATGCGAACAAGAGATTCGTAAGTGGTGTCCGACCCCTCCCGTCGCGCTATGGCGATAGCGCTAGCCAGTGTCTTCAATTTTCGACCAGCAAAGTGAACCTTCAACGATTCCAAAAGCTTGAGCGCCGGAACGCCGTCACGACGCGAAAACAAGTCGTCCGGGATCGCGCTCAAATTGCTCGCCTTGCGCTTGATGCGAAGCTTCAAGACGCCCTTCAGCAGCGAAACATTTCTTCCGACGATTTCGACGCGATACTGGTCGCTGGACACCCGAACGCGCTTGGTCGGCCTTGACGTGACGCAAGTTTGGCGGGAGACAATCCCGAAGTTCGTCAACAGTAACTGAACATCTGACGCAAGTTGCTTCGAAGCCGTCGTGTAGCCAGCCTTGTTCCGCCCCGTACTGACGTAACCGTCGCCGTCAAACATGCCAGAAAGAAAGTGTTGCGCATTTTCCCGCGACCAGCGCCAGGCGAAATCAGGAATCCACTTTTCCGGCGCTTTCACCAATGGCATCTTCAAATAACGCATCAACTCCAAAAGTTCATACGAATTTGCTCGCCATTGATCCGGGCGAGCCGTTGAGTTTTTGAATATCGCACCACAAACTGCGCCAGACTCAAGAACTGCGCCAACGTCGTTATCGCCGCAAGTGATGGTCAGTCGGCCCGTCTTTTCTTCAAAAGACCCCTCGGCTATCCACAGCCCAAGAAAGTACGCAATGTCGTTATTCAAAACTCAGCTCCACAGGTTTAGGGCCGCGCTTTAAGACAAACTGTTCGCGCCAAGCGCTGACGTGTTCGCCCCACCCATCAAGCGGATCTTCATCGCCCCACACTTCCATACCTCGGGCAATAGCGATTCTGTCACCAACGCAAATGTCTTCTGTTTTCTTCCAACCCATTTCACCTTCTGCGTTTATTGTCCAAACTGGATGAGGCAAGCTTGCCTCCAGCTCGAAGCCCATGTGCGTCTTGATTTTCTTGGTCTGAACCACGCCGTTATTCCAAAAGCCGTCGGCTTTGTGAAATGACTTATCCAGGCCATAAAGGTCAAGGTTTACAGCGTCGAGCGTTTTTTCTTTGCTGCCGACACTCATGGATTCAATCGCGACAGTGCCATTGCGCTTCAAAACTTTCGTTCGACCGCTAACGCACCCGATGAAGATCGCATTTCCCCTTGTGTCAGCGAGCGTGGGGCGCAAAACCTTCGTCCACGTCTCTTCACTCATGTCTTGGTACTCGTCAAGCACAAGGAAGTGAATACCGACGCCCCGTAGCGAGTCAGCCTTGTCGGCGCCTTTCAACTCGATTCGCGTCTTGTTGACTAACGTAATCGACAGAGTCGTTTGGTTGATTTTCTTTATACACATCTTTGGGG